TTGATCCATATGTAGCAACTCCGTATTGAGCAGCTACTTTTGTAGAATCTAAAGGATATGCAGCAGGTCTAGCAGAAGTTGCTGATTCCTGATCATACCTTAAAAATAAATCTGCGTCAATAGCAGACTCAGGTTTATAGTTAATTATTACTCTTTGCATATGTTTTCTAATACCCAAGTCATTAAAACCTAAATCAGGACTTCTATATTTACCAAATATAACCGTACCATCAAAATCGTTTCCTGTTTCTTGTCTATTTATATACCCAGTATAATCTCCATGTAATACTAACACATCACCTGCGTCTATTGTAGTATCTGTACTAGAAGGTTTTATGCCTCTAATTTCAGAAAACTCATAACCTTCGCTTTTTCTTACACATATAACACCTTTAGTTAGTGATGGTGCTTGACCCTCTTTAGCAAAAAATAATCTGTATTGAGTTTTTTCTGGTATAACAATACTTTCAAAAACTGTAGCATCATCTATCTGTTCGTCAAATAAAGGCTGTACATTTTTACTTATTGTACCAAGCTCAACGTCACCAATTTTAGCTGTACCTGCAACAGTTCTTAAACCATCTGGGCCAAGAAAAATTAAGTCACCTGCAAGTTCTTGTATAGTATTACCATTAATACAACCAATGTTACGAGTAACAGGAGACATTGCAAAGTTTGAAGAAGACGTGCCTGATAAACTAAATATTCTATTTTCACAAAAGATAAAAAGATTTTCACGAAAAGTTTTAATGCCTACAATAATGTCATCTACTTTAATGCTACCTGCACCCTGACCACTCTGAAAGTCATCTTCATTAAAGGGTGAGCTAAATACTAATTCTTCTGGCGTACTAGACATACCTGCGTAAAACATATGCCCCTTAAAAGCAGTAACAAATTTTGCACCAGCTACAGAACTTTCGCTTACATCAGTTGCTGCTAAAGAAGTGTTAAATACTGTAGGAGCATTAACCTGATCTACTACAATAATTTTACTGTTGCCATCAAAGTTAAATTTTTCAAAAGTATACTTTGCTGCGTTGGTTCTACCTGTATCTCGTTGTGTCCAACTTTCTGAGACTACATCTTTTACTGCATGCGCTGCTGCTGTAGTAGAAGAGGTAGCACGAGTTACACCTGTAAATGTAGAAGAAGTTACACCTGTGTAAGTAAATATTTCACTATTAATTTGCAAAGTACCACTTGCAGTAAATCCTGTAGTACTAAAAACATTAATTGTTCCAGAGCCTGTCATAGAAGTATTTGCAGCTATAGCAATAGTCATAGTTGTAGATGCAGAACTCCATATTTTTTCACCTCTAGCTGCTAGTACATTATCAGAAAAGACAGTACACATTAATACTGCTTCTGAGCTTGTCGTAGTTTGAGGAACAATATGATTTATATATTTATTAAAACCATTTATACGTCTATATCCACCACCAATATCTGGTTCAAAGTTTTGTAACTCAAGAGCTTCTCCGGGTTGCATTAAAAAAGTAGATTTGTTTAATACCAAACCCCCCTCGCAGTTAAAAGCTACTGGACTTATTTGTGAAGTTTCAGGCATTAAATAATCCTAGTTGATGTTCGTGACCCTATATAATTTGAAGACTGCGGTATATAAGTTGATCGTAAATAGTCATATCTATTTATTAACAAAGTCTGCATGTGTTTTATGCCAGCTTCAAAACGTGTAAATGTTACACCATACTGTTGCATTTCACCACGATACTGATACACAAATGCTGTAGCCCCATCTACTATAACTGCAGCAAACCTGTCAGGTATAGTAGTAGTATCACCATGTGCAGCTAAGTCTGCTGGAAAAGTAAAGTAGTCAAATTTTAGTGAGTAAGATTTTGTAGGAAAAGGATATAGTATGTAGTTATTGTCAAGAGTTCTTGTTACGTATTTAGGTATTCCACCATTGTCAAACTGTGCAACTTGCACACCACTTGCGTGTGCTGCTGCAGTAGTTCCACCAGTAGCTCTAGTGACACCAGTAAGAGTCGTTGAAGAACCTACTGCTGTATACGTCATAACTTCATTACCTACAAAAACAGTACCTGAACTATCAAATCCTGTTGTACTCGCTACTGTTAACGTAGTAACAGAGTCAGTGTGAGACTGACTTAGTGTTGTAGTTTGTATTTCATCTTCTTGTTCTACATAGCTTCTTAGATAGTCATTGTAGTTTAGTGGGCTTAGACTTATAGATCCATTACCTAAGTCTGAGTCTTTTACTAATCTAAATGTATTATAGTCTACTACTTTAGTAGATGTAGGAACAGTATACTTTACTGTACCTGCTGTAAGAGTCTGTGTAGCGGTAGCATGATTAAACGGATAGTTATATTCTCTTTGATTAATATACCGAATAGCTTCATTGACAGCGTTTTGACACTGTACTTGTATTCCTCTAGCTGATGTAAAATTAGCTGATGTTAACTCAACTTCATTTAATCTAGCTATAACTTTATTTGTTAACGTAAGGTATGTTTCAGCCATTGTATTCCTTAATATTTAAATTAATAAACTTTTTTCATTGCTACAATAATGTCGTAGGTATCCCCAGAACTATGTCCTGTAGTAGTCAATAGTACATCACCATTAACGCCACTACCTGCATTGTTTACAAGACCACCAAAATCACGGTAATCAGAATAGCCTTCTGAGTCAATTTTAATTTTTCTTGCAGATACATTAGTGCTTGCATTCCAAAATAACTCAGCAGACATACCTACAGTATTCCACCATAATTGTTCTATAATAACACTGCCTACTGCGTTACCATGTGCATCTGTGCTTAACGCACTTGCATCTACTTTTGCAACTGCTGATTCTCCTGAACCGTCACTTACATTTCTAAATCTCATTACAAGGTTGTGAGGGCCATCAACTAGCGTTTCACTTGTAACTGCATCTGCCATTTTATCTCTCCTATATCATAATAAGTGGGGCAAGTTTACCCTGCCCCACTAAATAGTATTATGCTAGTTGATCACGATCAACTTCGTCAGCATCGTAACTTCCGGGATTGTCTATGTTCATAAGAACCATCCAAACACGAATCTTACCACCTGTCGGTGCAGTAGTTGCAGCTTGAAGTTCAAGATCCATTGTTGTTGCCGTAGAACCAGTAAGGTTCGGGAACACTCCGGGAATCATAGTAGCATATGAACCAACCGCCATAGCGTCTGTGTCCATTGCTGCAACGAACTCATCAACATCAGCAGCAATACCACCTGTAGAGGCAGTAGTAATACCTAAGTTGAATGTTGTGTCGTTTGATTCTCCAGTTAATAGAGCCTCAACTTCATACCCTGCTGCCATAATAAGTGTATCTGTTGGTATTGTGAATACTTGCAAAATATCGTTTGCAGCAAGAGCCGCAGCGTTATTTGTGTTTTCTACAGCAATATCAATAGTATTACTTACTAAGTATGGTGCAGGAGCAGAAGGTCTGTGAACTGCTTGTAAACTTGATGAATAAGTAGCCATTAGTCAGTCCTCCTTATATGCCAGAAACATAAAACGCACGAGACAATGCCTCTGGGCGTAATATTTTTCTACCGTACATATGCATGCCTCTAACAATATCAGCAAAGCTATCAGGATCTCTGTAGGTTTCTGTTTTATTGATTGAGTCTGCTGTTGCAACTGCTGATGAGTGACCACCAACGATTACACCATAGTGTGTGCTACCTGTTGCTGTTGCACCAGTTGCACCATTACCGACTGCTGGTAGGTTGTTTGACATATAAACTTTAAAACCGTGAACGTTGTTCAAGATTAATCCATTTTGTAAGCCAGCTCCACCGAAGTCAGAGTTTAGAAGACGTGAATCTTCGTCTTGAAGTAGCTCTGCAAACACAGGGTCTACGACCAACCATCTACCTGATGTATCAACGTTTTGTTGGTCAAGTTTTCTTGACATACGAGCGATGATAGATAGAGGTGATGCTTTAGCAGTAGTTGTGTTTAAGCTATCTCCACCTGCACGAGGAACAGCAACGATTGAGTTGCCTGCTGTACCGCCATTAAAGTCGGCAGCATCCACTAACATAGATGCTAGTAGCTCGTTTGTAGCAGCAGTAGATACAGCAACTGAACCATTTACGGTTGCGTTAACTGTGTCGGCTGTGCCATGCAGTACAGATTGTTTGAAACCTGACAAGTAACCAAGAACGTCTTGGTCAAATTGGTCAGCCAAACGGTAAGCAGCACGATCACTTGCAAGGTCTTGAAAGTTGACGTGTGAATGTGCTTCCTCAATGTCATCAACTTTAAATGCAAAGTAATTTGCTTTGTCAATGGTCAATGAGAAATCTTCGTCATCAAGATCTTGTGGTTGGATAGTTGTGCCACGTGCGTATGCTTTCACAGTGATTTCTGGTTCTTTGATAATTTTAACCGAATCCCCCATGTTAGCTATCTCTCCGAAATAGTCGGAGTTTGTTACAGCTCCTACAACTGATGCTTTGCGAAACGCAAGTTGCACCTGTTTGCTGTAAATGACTGGTGAGAAGTTACCGTTAGGTAAGTTACCATACCCAGCCGCAGTTGAAAATGCCATGTTATTTCTCCTTTGGATTTTCTACAGATGCAAACGAAACAAGTATTCATGTAGTGGCTAAATCTAGTAGGGTGCATTTTAGTAAAAGTTGGCCGACTCTTACATCAATGGGCCAAAAGATAATAGGTAGTCTATATTATTATTGCTGTTTGCTATTAATAAGTTGCGTAGGTAATCTTTACAGAGGCTACGCAACTACATTGTACATATAGTTATACACTATTGTATAAATATGTCAATACCTTTTTAACGAGCATTGCCAGATATATCATATACAAACTTACCTGATCGTATAGCTTCCATGATTTTATCTGCGTTCTTCTCGTATTGCTGTGCAGACATCTTTTGCACAACTGATTCTTTTACCATTCCAGCATCTTCGCCAGATGGTTCACTTCTGGTATTTGTTTTAGATACTGCTTTTGCTGCATCCTTACCTGAAGAAGACTTCTTAGTCTTTATACCTTTGTCTGCTTTATATAAGTCTATAGCTCTTGATGCTGCTCTAGCATCGCTATCGTTTTCATATAGTGCGTCTTGTATTGACTTAGGCTGTTCTTCTGCCCACTCATGAAACTCGTCACTATCTCTTATATCAGCAAAGTCTGGATGTGCAGTCATTAACTCAACTTCTGCTCTATCTCTGTTTGCCTTTTCTCGCATCTCGTCTATTTCTTTTACACGAGCTTCTAAGCCAGACGATTGTTCTTTAGCTTTTTTAATTGCTATAGTTTCTACTATGGCTGCAACATCAGGATAATCTTTAGCCCATGCTTCAATGTCTTCGTCAGACTTAGGTAGTTTAATCTCTTGTTTAGTAGACTGCTCTAATTGACTTTGTAATGCATTTATTTTTTCTACATGTTCTTGTAGTTGTTTCTGTGAATGCCTACGTAAGTCACCGTATCTTTTCTTAAAACTTTTTTCTTCAGCATTGGTAGGTTCTTTTTCTTCTTCAACCTCTTCAGGTTCTACTTCACCTTTTTGCTCTGCAACTAATGCTGCCAGTTCTTCTTCTTCTTTTTTAATTCTTTCTT